CAGCAAGGAGGTACTTCTCTGTTAGTAACTAGGGTAGCTAGCGGTTCTTATACTGCCGCTACCGCATCTGTTGCTAACAGTATTGCATCAGTAGCAGGCGCTTCAGCAAACGCTGCTTTTAGTGTATCTGGTTTAACATCAGCTCAGACTGGATCAGGAATTGCTGTTGCATTTGTTGATTCAAACAATAATTACATTTATCTAGCAGGAGCTGCTTTCGGAAGCAATTACAACTCCTACTCTGATACTTTAGACTACGGGTACTTTAGTCCGAACTTAGGAAGTTCTTATACTATAGGTCAATGGACTGCTTCTTTAATTTCCTTTGCTAATAGCATTCCAGAATTAGGCTTAACCCTATCTTCTGTAGGATCTAATATTGTTATCAGCGGATCTGTCAACGGAAATGGAACTAAGGTATATTCAAACTTGCCGGTCGGATCTCCTGCTGGCTCTGGTACCTTACAAGCTACTTTAAGTGGCGGTACGGCTTCAACACCGGGAAGTGCTTTCGAACTCGAAACCATTTCTGTAGGTACTGTAATGAATAACATTCAAGGAGCTACTGGTGCAGTTAACGGTGTACTTCCTTCTGGTTCTGCTAATAATATCAGATGGCAAATTGCACAAGCAGATAGTGCTTCAGGTTACTTCACTTTACTCATTAGAAGAGGTGATGACTATACCACAAACCAAACAGTACTTGAGACTTGGTCAAATATTTCTCTCGACCCTAACCAAAACAACTACATCGAGTATGTAATAGGTAATCAAACTCAGCAAGTCCTTACCGACGAAGCTGGTCAAGACTACCTTCAGATTACTGGAAGCTATCCTAACGCTTCTAATTATGTTAGGGTTAGGCAAGTTAACTACCCAACTCCAAACTATCTTGGACCAACAGGCCAAGCACAATCTCAGTATACAGCTTCTATTCCAGTAAATGGATCTGGTTCGTATAATGGTGCATTTGGCGGTGCTGCTGGACCTCTGTATGGATGTTTAAATCCAACAACCGAAGCTTCTACAGCTCCACTTAACATGTACGAAGCAATCCCTGCTGCTATAGCCAATACCGATGCTAAAAACATCCAAGGTTTAAGAGCAGGAGATTATGATACAGCTATTAACCTTCTTGCTAACCAGGATGCATATGTGTATAACGCAATTTATGCTCCAGGATTAACAAACCAAAATGCTGCCACTCAAATAAGTGCTCTGCTTTCAGTAGCACAGAATCGTGGTGATGCCATTGCAGTAGTAGACATGGTTAGCTATAATCAATCTATCACAGCAGTATCTATTGCTGCTCAATCTTACGACAATTCCTACGGTGCTACTTATTGGCCATGGGTACAGATTAGATCTACTGAGACTGGTCGTTTAAATTTCGTACCTGCCTCTTTAATAGTTCCAGCTGTATATGAATACAACGATAAGGTTGCTGCTGAATGGTTTGCACCTGCAGGTCTTACAAGAGGAGGTCTTCCAACTGTAATTCAACCAGAAAGAAGGTTGACTGTTTCTCAAAGAAACACTCTTTACACTGCAAAAGTCAACCCAATTGCAATCTTCCCAGGACAAGGCACTGTAATCTACGGACAAAAGACTTTACAGTCTAAAGCTTCTGCTCTTGATCGTGTAAACGTAAGGCGTTTGTTGATTGCATTGAAATCTTATATCGGACAAATTGCACAGACTTTGGTATTCGAACAAAATACTGCTGTAACAAGAAACAAATTCTTGTCTCAAGTTAATCCATACTTAGATTACGTACAACAGCGTCAAGGATTATATGCTTTCCGTGTAGTAATGGACGATACCAACAATACACCGGATGTAATCGATAGAAACTTACTTGTAGGTGCTATTTACTTACAGCCGACTAGGACTGCTGAATTTATTCAACTTGACTTTAACGTCTTACCGACAGGTGTAACTTTTGGACAATAATATAAAACAAACACGTAAATGAAAAATAATACTAAGATTAGATTGCATCTCTCCAAGCAATTGTTTGAATCTCTCGCAAAGCAAATAGTTGCTGAAAATAAAGATATGTCTGGCGGTGCTTATACAGAAGCTGTAAAAGGTCCTAAGATGAAGCACGACAAAGCTGCTAAAATGCACAAAGCTGAAGAAAAGCCAATGAAAGAAATGGAGACTAAGGTAGCTGAGAAAAAAGACGGTAAGAGCTTAGAAGAATTGAAAGCTGCTAAAGCTGCAATCGACAAAAAGATTCAAGAAATGGAAATGTCTTCTAAGCATAAAGTAGACGAAGGCGAAGTAAGCGAATCAGTAATATCTGCAGCACTAAAAGATAAAGCTAGGAAAAAAGCAGCAAACGTTGCTAGCAAACCAGTTGCCTAGTATAAGTGAATAAATTCGTTATTGGATATTTATAAGTAAGAATTAAACTAGAATAACTATGCCGGTGCTCGATCCTAATGAGATAATGTTTACAGCGTTTGAACCAACAGTTCAAAATCGCTTTATCATGTATGTAGATGGTATTCCTTCCTTCATGATTAAGAGTGCTACAGCACCAAACATTAATTTGAACGAAGTGAAGCTTGATCATATCAACGTGTACCGTAAGATTAAAGGTAAGGCTGAGTGGCAAGATATGACTCTTAACCTCTACAATCCAATTTCTCCTTCTGGTCAACAAGCCTGTATGGAGTGGATTCGTTTATCACATGAATCTGTAACTGGCCGTGATGGTTATTCTGATTTCTACAAGAAAGACCTTAACCTTTCTATTTTAGGTCCAGTAGGCGATGTGGTGAGTGAGTGGATTATCAAAGGAGCTTTCGTTAAGACCGCAAACTTCGGTTCTTATGATTGGTCTAACCAAGATGCAATCACAATCGAACTTGGAATTGGAATGGATTATTGTATCCTCAACTTCTAGAGTACATTGATTCTCAATATGTTAAGAAAGCCGCCTAAAAAGCGGCTTTTTTTATGTTAAAAGTTGTTGTTTATATGGAAATTACATATTTTTAGGTAAAATAAAAGTTATGTCAATATCTACCTTCTTTATCGGATTGCTAATCGTCGGTGTTTTAGCTATTTTTATAAGAATTTTCTGGTTAGAGTTGTTTATTATCTGGACTCTACTTAAAGGATTATTCTGGATTAGTGTAGGTGCTACAATATCTGCTATATTTTGGATGGTTTTTATAGAAAATTATCAATCTGGTCCTATAGACGGCTTTTGGCTTACTTGGACGTTCTTCTTTATTACTTATATTACTGTAAGTGTAGTCTGTTACTTGATCCTGACTGATGCTTACCGGTATTTTAAAGGATTTATTCGCGATCTACTTAGAAAGTAGAGACTCTATATATTTATGTATATATAATAAATTAAGATTATGGCTGAAAAGTTTACACTTCCCACCGAAGTAATTGAATTGCCTTCTAAAGGTAAAGTTTACGACCTCACAAACCCCCTGTCTTCCGGTACTGTCGATATGAAGTATATGACAGCACGAGAAGAAGACATTCTCACTAATGTAAACCTGTTAAAACAAGGGATCGCTATTGAAAAGATGTTACAGTCTTTGATTAAATCCCCCATTAAATATGAAGATCTATTACTGGGAGACAGGAATGCTCTCTTAGTAGCAGCTCGTATCTTAGCTTATGGTTCTTCTTACAGTTTTGAGTATTATGATGGAGAGGACGATAGGAAAGAAAAAGTTACTGTAGATTTGCAGTCATTGAAGAACAAAGAAGTTGATTATTCGTTATATAACGCCAAGAATGAATTTGCTTTTGAGTTACCGTATTCTAAAAACACAGTTACATTTAAGCTTCTTACTATTGAAGACGAAAAAGCTATTGAAGCTGAGTTGAAAGGATTGAAAAAAGCTAATTTAACTGCCGGTGAAATTACAACCAGGTTAAAAAAGCAGATTCTATCAGTAAACAGTGATTACGAAGCAAAGAACGTACGAGATTTTGTAGACAACTACCTCATAGCTAAGGATTCTAGTCCACTAAGAGCTTATATGACAAATCTCACTCCAGATATCGATTTAACTGTTAACTTTACCCTATCCAACGGTAAAGAGGTAGAGGAGAGCCTCCCGCTTACGGCGGAATTTTTTTTTCCCGGGAGTTGAATACCGCCAGGTATTTAAGAGAGAGGTGTTTGAACTTACCTACCACGGTGGTGGCGGGTTTTCATGGTCTGAAGTCATGGATATGCCTGTGGCTGAAAGACGACTCAACATCAAGTTTATTACCGAGCATCTAGAAAAGCTACAAGAGATCCGTAATGAGAGACAAACAGTTACGGCAGATAAGCCCTTACTTGCTAAACCGGGGATCAAATCTCAAGACGTCACACCTACCTATACGTCTAAGGTAAAAAAGAAGTAAGTAGCTATTTATTTGTACAGTAACGTTGTAGTCTTATGTCATTATCACAAAATCCACTAACTCCGGAAGAAAGAGAACAGAGATCACGGGTCGAAAGACTAGAACGTGAACAACTCGCCTGGACTAATATACTCAGGTTAAGGGGAAAGATCAAAGATGCTGCTAAAGAGCAAGAAGTTTTCGATAAAGCTATA